ATACTGGTCATGAAGCGGATTCTTGCTAAATTGCTTTGTCTCAGGATCAACTTCATACCGATAATGTCTGAGACATTGTAGCCCATCGTGGCAATTTTCCCTATCAAACCAGCAGTTTCTAAAAAGTGTACGCGCGGCATTGATGCTGTCAACTATCGGAGTGCGTGGAATGATGCGGGTTTTATATCCATTTGCCTTCACAATTTGCTCGATTGAGCGCCCCGCTGCCGCCAATGTTTTGTTCTCAGCATCGTGTGGTAGCCAAAGCGTGTCATAGACATAACCAAAGGTCTGCATCTTGGCCAAGTAGTCCGTGATGGTCTTTTGGCTGTCCTCAATGTAGCGAATAAGCCTTGTTTCCATGCCTATGAACTGCACAAACCAAATGGCTGTGGCATCACTCCATCCAAGGTCAAAAACAGCGTGTACGGGCTTTGATGGGTCGTAGCCAACCCTTGTGATTCTGTTCTCTAAGTCTGCTTGCTGAAGTTCACGGGCAAACACCGCACCATCGACAGTCTGACGGCAAATGCCTTCCCAAACTGTGTTGTAGGCTTGCATATCCCTTTGTTTAAGGGCATCTTTCTCAAGTCTGAGCGTGTCAGGAAACCAAGGATTGTCGTTCCAATTGATTTTTGTCACCACCGAGTTTTCAGGTGGGTTTAACACAAACCTTTGGTAAGTCTCGTCTGTCTCTAGTTCAGGGTTAAAACTGATCCAGATTTCCGAGCCTTCTTTGCGGATGGTTGGAATTAGCGTATTCCATGAAACTGCGCTGACTGTCTGCGCTTCTTCTACCCAACAAATATCAACGCCCTCAATTGACTTGACATTGGCAATGTTGTTTCTAAGGCCCACAAAGTTGAACTCTGTGCCGTTTTTGCCGCGAATGGTGTTCTGAGTTATCTCATACATCCCGCCCAGGCTTAAATCCTCGATCTGGTCGCAGAGCAGCTTATGCACCGAATCCTTCATGGAGGTCATAAACTCACGCGCACACAGAATACGCATGGGGTCTTTTGCACCCTTAATCAGTAAAGCCCTAGCAACGCCCCACGACTTAGCGCCTCCACGACCACCATATAGGACACGATAACGAGACTTAGCTGGCTGAAATAAACAACTGAGTTTCTCAGGAAACTCCGCTTTTTTGATGATTCCACTTACTTCGCTCATTCAGACTTAACAAAAGTAACTTGGATGCCGTTTAGCAACGGAACTCCGTCAGCGCCTGTGATTTCTTGTTCTGTCTTATCACGCCAACCAAGAACATTCTTAGCCGTAAAAATGCTGAAATTGGCTTGAAAAGCGCCAGCCATTGTGCCTTCAACAAGAATTGCCTCCTGAAATTCCTTGGCTCTTTTATAGGCGTAGGAAAAATCTGGGTGCTTTAGTTCACCATTCTCATTTTTTACAGTTGACCATTCATATAGTGTGTCTCTTGTCACTCCTATCATGGTTGCAAATCTTGCAAGAGTTGGGAACATAGTAGGCACTAACTCAAAGCCTTTTTCATCCCCATTTTTGTCTCTCAAAGGGACGCGCTCAAATGGCACTTTATCAAAATACTCAACCAATTGATCTGAGTATTCTTCTTTAAATGCGCTTGGACGACCACGGGGACGAACTGGCTCAGTCATTTCTTCTTAGGCTTTTTTGTTTCAGCTTCGCGTTTAACAGCGTAACTTATCGCAACTGCTTGCTTGACAGGTTTCCCTGCCTTGACCTCGGCCTTGATGTTCTCTTTAAACGCCTTCGGGCTTGCTGACTTCTTCAATGGCATCTTTGCTCTCCACTTGAGTTAACCAAAATTGGCAGTCTTGAATTGCACCTTGAATGGCCACTAAATTGACTTCCATCTGTTTGGCTTGGGTTGTCAATTCGGTGATTCGGTCTTTAATTTGTTGTTCGGTCATAATTCTTCCACAAAACATATATCCATCCAAGACATTTTCAGATGGCGCTCGTTGTTAATTTGAATTTCCTCGAACTTTAAGTATTCGTCCTTATAGTCCTTGGCCAGCGTTCCAAAATATACCTTATCGCCCACATTCAGTCCTTCAGCCAGTGCGTCAGGGCCGGCTGCGACCACATGACCCACCGAGTCAGCCTCGGCAGATTGGATGTACAGCGTACTTTGGATTCTTTTTTCGGGTTTGACAATGATCTTGTCACGAAATGGTGTCAGTTTCATTTCTGCACCCTTGGTCTACCGCGAGGCTTTTTCACCACATCAGGCGGTGTTTTTTGCGGCATTTCTTTGACTGGCAACGCCAATAGTTGTACAGGCGCAGCAGAAAACTCGCCACATATCTCAGTATGGTGGCGGTTTTGGTATGTTGGGTAACGCCTACAAACTCCCATTTGACCGTGGTCTTGGAAGTGCTTGCAGGCTTTACAATTGTTTTCAGCCAAGTCAACTCCTTATTAGTTGGTTAGGTTAGAAACCCGCAATCCTGTCCGATTGCGTGGTTTCGCTTTATTTCTTGTATTCAGCGCGTTCGTGCGCGTAGCACTCATGCTCGCGTGAGCCGCCTTTGAACTCGCCCAAGCGACCATCAACACGACCCATGTGGCCATCTACGCGATCGCCAATGCTGTCAGCTTTGCCCATAGCAACACCCCCAACCAGTTTAGCTTTGCGCTCACCAGTTGAGTCAGATGCTGTTGCGCCCTTTGGAATCTTCTCGCCAGAAGCGCCAGGCATGAATTTGGTGCTGTTAACACCTTTTTCGCTGCCCATTTTTTCGCCTGTACGATCAGACGCAGTAACACCTTTAGGTGTTTTCTCTTTTCCAAAATATCCCATGTTTTTTCCTTTGCAAAGGTTATGAAAACAGTTCTATCATACAAGACTTTGACTTGCCAACAAAGCAACTTCTTTAGCTTTGTCAAAATCTGAATAACATCCCAAATGTTTGCCACCGTATTGGACAACCCACTTTTTAGTGGCTTTGTGCCAAGACACATATTTAACACCCGATTTGTTGTTTTTTTGCAGATTTTTATTGAAATTATTTTCAGACCTTGTAACGCCTCTTAAATTTTCAATTCGGTTGTCAGTTTTGATCCGATTGATATGGTCAAGTTCTTTAGGTACTTTGCCATGAAACATCTCATAAATTATTCTGTGCGCCATCTTTTTTACATTCTTGTACCGCACTTGAACATAACCCTTGCTGTTTAGCGTTCCAGCTTTATCACCAATGTTGACGCACAAAGACGGCTTGATCTTCCAAAAAAGATTTCCGTCAATGTAATCGAAAACTTCAAAATAATTTATGTTGCCCATATAGGCATTATATCTTAAAGAATTGCAAACTTACCACTAATTTTATCTCTGAAGTGCCGGCCTGTTGTTCTTGCAATCCAACAAGTTTGACAAATCCACTTGTGTCCCATATCAATTCCGCCCTCTGGTGGCTTGTTTTCATCACATTTATTACAAGTTCGTAATTTATGCACTGGTTGATTTCCGTTTAATCCAATTGGATACATTGCCATTCTCTTTCGTTTCGGCCTGAGTTTGATTTAACTGTGTTACCTGTTAACTCAATCAGACCAATGATTTTCATTTCGTTGAGCCGCCTAGCGACTTGGTTGCCATCAAGGTCTGTGAGGGCTGAGATGCCGTCTTTTCCGAGTGGCCCATGTGTTTGTAGGCACTCCAAGATGACTTGGTGGTGGTGATTGGCGGCTTCCTTGATGGATTCTGCTGCCTCAAATGAGGTTAGGGGATCGGAAGCCCTTACTCTTGGGAATTCGGGAAAGATTCTGTCAAACATTGCTTTGTAGTCCATGATGTTTCCTAAATGGTGGGCTACTCGCTGCGTCTGTGCGTAATCAGAGGCTTTTAATCGCAACTGGCACAGCATCCGCTTTCACCCGTTAATCAAAAGGGGATTTCTTCCCCGTCATCTTTTGGCAAGCCTTTGTAGTCATCTTTGGGCTTGGGTTCATTCATGTAGGCCCATCCTGACCAACCATTCTCAACAAGTGGAATTACATCCAATTTAAGCATTGGGCCATTCTTGGTTTTGATGACCGAGCCAATGGTTTGATAGCGTGATTTCTCTTGACCATCTTTGTTTGTGTATTTACCTGAAACAATGGTAATTTCGTAGAGTTTAGACATTTCTTACTTTCATTAGTTTATTAATTTTGTCATCCAATTCGGCAATAAATTGGACAATCTCCGATTCAATTAGTCTGATAAACACTTCATCCCGTGGGACTCTTGTTACAAACAACTGAAACATCTCAGGTAAGCGATTGTCAAAGCTGACAAAATCGCACCACTTACGCCCTGTGCAAGCCATCTGAAACTGCATTTGGGTGTTGTATTTGCTTGGCACTACTTTGGAAATCAAAGTCTCAATGTGTGTGGCGGTGTTGGGGCATTTGATCTCTAACAAGCCATCATCACCCACTAAGCCATCAGGAGAAGCGCCAGCCATCTCAATTGTGGGATGGGGAACAAACCCCACTTCATCAACCAAAACATCCTGTAAAGCCTCATAAGCGGCTCTCGCAAGGGGTTCTGTGTCTGTGCCGTGTTGCATGGCAGCGTTGGTGAAACTTTCACCCTTTAGACCTGTTAGGCGTTCACAAATCAACTGAGCCATGTAGTTATCACGACTGGCGCTGTAACCTGTCTTTGTTTTGGCAATCACATCTGCCACACGGGAGGCGGTAACTTTACCAATACGAATGGTGAACCATTCTTCCGAACCTTGATCCATCATTTCTATCATTTCTTCATACTCCTTACAAAAGCGGAAAAACTAGCGGCTGTGTCGCCAAAGGGCATCTTGTCAAACTCTTTGGCTACTTCCTCCAACACGATGTTGCGCTGCGAGGGTGATACATAAATGTCAAAGTGGTAGGGTTGGCCACGCATGGCGTTCTCATGCTCAATGCGGTCAAACTCGTCATCTTCTTCGGTTTTCATGTGTTCTTCTCCTTTAGTTTGGCTTCAACTGCCCTAGCAAGTGTTGTTGGTAAAACCATTTCGCCATGTTTGTCAAACAATTCTTTTTGCAAACCAACCATGTCCTCATACGTCAGCCCAACCCATGTACGTTGTGGTGAATGAAGTAATGGTTCATTGGTGATGTGCTTGCGTCCGTTAGCGTCCGTTACTATGCGTGTTGTCATATGTTCTTCTCCTTGAGTTTGGCCTCTGCCCATCGGACAAGTCCAACTTGTTCAAGCGGCAATCCTGCGTAGTCAATATCCGTCAGCCCTACCCATGTGCGCTTATATGGCTCCGCCACGGGCAATGGAGTGATGTAAATGTTTGTGCTTGGTCTTAAGTCCAAACGCTCTAATGCAGTATTGCTAAACAGTTCACCAGCAGTTCCCACAGGCTCATCCTTTGCTTCTAGTGCGGCTTTAATGGCGGTGATGGCTTGGTTTTCAAGGTCAGGCTGATATTTGGTTCCGCCCTCTGCGTCACGAACACGCTTGCCATTTTCCAACGCCTCCAATGCAAGGCGTAGTGCTTCGTCTTTAGTCATAACTTAGCCTTTGCTTGGTCTTTGGCAGCAATGACTTTGATTTGCCAGGCTTTGTCACCATCACAAGCCGCATAAGCTACTTTGTAGGCAACTTTAAGTTCGTCTTGGGTGGTGGCTTGCTCAATGGCCTTAAACAAGTCTGTCATGCTATCAGCGTCAATTGTTGACTCAGGCTCTATGAAAGAGGGCAAATCATCTCCGTTATAGATGTATAAACCGAGGCCATGCAAGCTGAGTGCTTTGGTCATGCAACGCATGATGGCTGTATTTACTTGGAAAGCATCAGGGCTAACGATGGCTTTGTTGCGGTGATCCATCACGGGCAACTGGCAAGTCATTGGCTTGTCAAACATGGTGACTGTGACCCACACCATTGCTGTGCCGTTGATGTCCATGAAACATTTGTCACCGAACATATTTACTACAAAAGTAGCTTTAGGGTCTGCTTTAAGAGCTTCAGCCCATGCCCATGCCCAAGACAGATAAGTCAGGTTGGCTTTTTTCTCTGTGTGTTCGTTGACATTCAAGGTCAGTAAATTAGCGATGCTCATGATTCTTCCTTTAAATAGGCCGTCAGGCGTTTGATTCGGTCGGAGTGGTAGTCAGCCATGCGCTTTGCGTATTCTTGGGCGCTAAGAGCCTCTAACAGCTTGCGTTGGGCGTTCTCTAGTTCTTTGGCTGCCAACTCTTTTGGTGATGGCACACGAAAATAATCTTTGAATTGGTTAATCATGATTAATCCTATCCGCGCCAAGCAAGTAAAACACCCCAACCGCCAAAGATGACGATGGCCAATGTCCATTCAACAATGGTTTGAATAATCTTAGATTTCATTTTGTTCTTTCAGCATACGAGCGTGGTGAATCTTGACTTCAGACATGATGTGATCTGTGTTCTCTTTGGACAAATCAAGAGTAATGTCATCACCCTTTTGGTCATAGACAAATACATCGTAGATTTCTGCACAGTCTGGCTCGTGGGGGTAATTGTGTTCAGGTGGGTAGTAGTCATACCCGACTGTGACTTTCTCAAGCGTGTCGCCATCGTCATAGCTGACGAATTCTTCAAAGTGGTATCGGAGTTTGTAGTCAATCATTTGGTTTCCTAAATAGACCCCGAGAAGTTCAGGGCATGAATGAATTATCGTCTAAAAATAGTCAAAGTCAACAACTTGTTTAAAATAAATTCACAAAATGTTGACTTTTAGCAATTTGTTGCTAAGATGCAACTATGACTACAGACCAACAACTTCAATCTGACAAAGATTTAATTACCAAACATGGTGGCCCATCTGCGCTTGCTAAAAAACTAAATTTTTCCTCTAAGCAAAGGGTTCACAACTGGATGACAAGAGGCATCCCGCCAGCAATTAAATTGGCTTACCCAAAAATATTTTTAAAAGGTGTTGTAAAAAAATGACAACCCTTTGCAAATTTTGCAATCAAAAAATAATTAATCGTGACTCTAGAGCGACCAAATGTTGGTCGTGTTATGGCTCTTATGGTCGTGACAATGGTGCAAGAAAAGCTATTGCCTTAGTAAATCAAGCAGTTAAAAAAGGTATTTTGCCCTCTGTAAAAAGTCTTTTTTGTGTGGATTGTGGTCGACCAGGTGAGTGCTATGACCACAGGGACTACAACAAGCCTTTGGATGTTGTTCCTGTATGCCGTAAATGCAACTTTCGCAGGGGTTCAGCTATTCCTGTAAAAAAAGATGTTGCAAATGTTTAAAAAATGTGCTTATAATTTAATCGTTGCCGTAGGAAGCAATAAATTGAAGCCGTTTACACATGCTCTCGCCCTTGGTTTTTACTCTAGGGTTCCTACCGAGGGCAGTTGTAAACGGCTTTTTTTATGTCCTCTTTTCGCGCATCCGTACTCCACACGACAGCAGCGCATTTGCATGGATGGCTTGGAAGAAAACACCGACAACAGGACACACCCCCTGACTTGCCGACCAGCGTTGGTTAAGCGACTGGTAAAGGATTGGGTACAAAGGTGGAACAAGGCCCAGTCTATAAGTGAATTGACCCGTCAAGCGCACTTGGTCGCTTTTGTTTTTAGTTAGCTAAATTAAGATGAATTATGGAAAACAGAGTGATGGAGAAAGGTGGTATATCCACCCTTGGAGAACCTATGCCTGAATTATTTGAATCAGGGTTTGAAAGATTCTGGAAAGCATGGCCCGCATCAACAAGAAAAGGTGCGAAGTCCGAATGTAAAAAGAAATGGGAGAAGCATTACTGCGAAACCCAAACAGACCAGATCATCAAACACATTGAATGGTTAAAGACCACAGAGCAATGGCTTAAAGGCAATGGTGCTTTTATTCCCGCCCCTTTGGTCTATCTCAACCAACAACGATGGGATGGCGCTGAAGTGCCTGAAATGAAGCCCAAACCCACAATAGACCCCGCCTTGGCAAAGATTCAAGCTGACCACAAAAAGGCTGCACCTATGCCAGATCACATCCGAGCCAAACTTGCAGAATTAAGGAGATAAAAATGCCAATCTATTTGCCAAAAGAAATGGAAACTGAGGTTTATGGAACTGGTGATGGTTTTGTTTGTATCAGGCAAAAAAACATAGATGGTCAAGAAGCAGTCATTTGGTTATCTGTGCATCAGTTTTCTACGATTTTTAATCACGAGAAAACAATTATTCGTGAAGCATTAAGCGGAAAGGAAGGCAATGAATGAGTTGGCTCTTTTCGCAGGCGCTGGTGGAGGAATACTTGGTGGACACCTCCTTGGTTGGAGAACAGTCTGTGCAGTCGAATGGGAACAATACCCAGCAAGCGTACTGTGCGCCAGACAAAATGACGGGCTTCTCCCGCCTTTCCCGATTTGGGATGATGTACAAACCTTTGACGGAAAACCTTGGCGAGAAATTGTTGATGTTGTATCTGGAGGATTTCCTTGTACCGACATTTCAGCCGCAGGAAAAGGCGCAGGAATTGATGGAGAAGCATCAGGAATGTGGCGAGAAATGGCGAGGATCATTCACGAAGTACGACCCAAGTTCGTGTTCGTGGAAAACTCACCAATGCTCACTTCTCGGGGACTTGGACGAGTTCTCGGAGACTTGGCCTCAATGGGGTTTAATGCGCGATGGGGAGTGTTGGGAGCAGCGGACGTTGGAGCAAACCATCAGAGGGACAGAATTTGGATTGTCGCCAAACGGCCTGAACACCTTCCACACGCCCAACACGACAGGATTGGACGGTGGGAGCAACAGCAGAAAAGCATTAAAAAAGAGATTATTGCCAACACCAGATGCAAGTCAGAGAGGCCCAACGAAAGATTACAACCCACAAGCCAAATCTCAATCGGGGAGGACGCTTCAATCGTTTGCGGCAAAGTTTCCAACTCCACAATCCACGGATTACATAACGAAGAAAACAAGTGCATCTTGGAAAGCCAAGGGAGGAATAAATTACAGTCTCAGCAATCCAGAGATACAAGCGATGTGGCCAACACCTCGGAGTTGTTCAGCTATGGCGGCAACGATAACGGCAGAATCAGCATGGAACGAGAATCGCAATCCGAATCTGGAAACAATAGTGGGCCGCAGAACATGGCCAACACCTCAAGCCTCGGACAACAGAGACAGAGGCAACATGAGCAATCCATCAATTCAAAGACGAGTAGCAATTGGCAAACAAATATCATTGAGCCAATCAGTACATCCGACTTCTGGGCAATTGAACCCAACGTGGGTCGAGTGGTTAATGGGGTGGCCTCTAGGGTGGACAGACTTAAAGCCATTGGAAATGGACAAGTCCCATTGTGTGCAGCAACAGCATGGAGAATCCTAAGTGAATCACTATGAAGCAAACAGAATCCTTGATCGTGTCAGAGAAGGTCAACAATTTAGCCAATATGTCATCACAAGAGCGCTTGAACTTACGGGAGACTATGAGACACACAGAGGCGGTCGAGTGGATCAGGCGCTTCCGCAAGAAAGCCTTGGAGGAGGGCAGGGGAGAAGCCCAATACTGGTGGCAACAAACCCTAGCGGACATTGCCAAGAGGCGAGGCCAAGCGGCTGCTGATGATTTACGCAAACGAATGAATGAACAAAATGAGATATGCAGCAAGAGTGGACGCTAACCAAGATGCCGTAGTAAGCGCATTAAGAGCCGCTGGCGCTTATGTCTGGATTATTGGCCTACCTGTCGACCTTTTAGTTGGGTTTCGTGGCCACACATTCTTGGTGGAAATCAAAAGTACCTCTAAAAAGCGTTTAACGGGCTTACAAGCCGACTTTTTTGAGAATTGGTCTGGAAGTACCTTGGCAAGAATTGACAGCCCTGAAGCGGCTTTACGGATGATTGGAGTTATCAAGTGAAAGCACCTTACAAAGCAATTGAGTTTATTCTTGAAAATGCGCCCAAGTTTGCCCAGGCTAAAGCGCAAAGGGTTTATCTTGAGGAATACCGTAAGACCAAAAAAGCCTTGTTGATGAAAGACGCAATGACAAGGGGCATAGATTCAGGCGTTGCCCAAGAGCGTGAGGCTTATGCACATCCTGAATATCAGGAACTATTGCAAGGACTGGCAGCCGCCATCGAGCAAGAAGAAACCCTGAAATGGAAGTTATTTGCCGCACAAATGAAATCAGATATTTGGCGGTCAGAGCAAGCAAGTGAGCGCCTTGGCGTTAAAACAACGGAGTAAATATGATGTGTCCCCGCTGTGGGTCTGAAACCCTCAAAGTTTTAGAAACCCGATCTAACCCTGAATATGTGAGCCGCAAGCGCCAGTGCGAGAAAAACCACAAGTTTTACACCAAAGAATATGCAATATCCCAAACACAAGTATGTGAGAAGCCAGAAACTCCTAAAGTTAGTGGCGGCTCTATCCTGTCAAAACTGTGGCATGGACAATGGCGTTCAGGCGGCTCACAGTAATTGGGGCGGTGGCAAGGGTAAGGGCATTAAAGCCGACGATAACTTAGTCGCGGCACTGTGCTTAGCTTGCCATTATGAAATAGATCAGGGCAAGAACCTGTCTAAAGAGGAACGCCAAAGATTGTGGGCGCAGGCTCACATTGGGACTGTGCTACTTCTCTGTAAACAAGGTAAATGGCCAATTGAAGTGCCATTGCCTTTTGTGGCAGAATTTGAGTAGCAGTTGCTTTAGGTGGGGCTTAGTCCCCACCCTTTTTACTTACGCATTGATGGCAAAGGCGCGTCTTTTTGAGACTTTTGCTCATGCGATCTGTGCATGGGGTGAGCGTGAGCCGCATCAGTACGCTCATGCTTTTCTAATTCCTTTTCCACAGCCATTACTTTCATGCGCTCTTTTTTGTATTCGCGCATCACCTCGTAATTGCTAGGCTCAGTATGTTTAGCCTTTTCGCGGGTAAGTGTCATTTTGGTGGCCATGATTTTCCTTTAGGATAAAAACATTGATTTTTCATCAATTCTACGATTTTGCAAGCCTTTGAGGATTTTCCCGCCAGCCATGCAATATTTCATCAGTTCCTCGGCAGCGCCCTCTTTATCGCCCCGAAGCAACTTCTGACGAAGCGTTGAACGCTGTAATGTTCCCAAACCGACATTGAAACTAAAACTAACAAGGCCATCAAACATACCTTGTGTAAGGGGTACTGGGCAAAACTTTTCCACGCCTCGCTCAAACCTATCCAAATCGCGTCTAAGTATTGCATCCACTTCCTCCATTGAGTAAGTTCTCATGTCCTCTTGACGGGTCTGAAAAGCATCCCTGTCCTCAAGTTTGAGTTTTCCCTGTTCAGGGTACATCACATGGCCAACACCAATCGTCCACAACCGCGCGGGGCATTGGTAAGGTTTTTGCCTCACACCCTCATGGTGCTTAATAACTGTGATGGCCTTTTCAGAAACATTCATGACTTGCCAAACGCTCTGCCGCCAAAGTGGAATGTGATGATGGCCGCGAACATAATTCGAGTGTCCTCATCCCACAACTGGTTGGCCATATCGTTAAAGTCCGCATCCATTCGCCATCCGTGAATAAAGATGCCAAGGTCAATCAAAACCAAAAGCAAGAAAAATCCCATAGTTAGAAGTGATCGGGTGGCGGCTCTCAGGTTAGTCACCCAAGTTGATGCACCTTGACCAATCGCAATGTCGTGAGCATATAGAGCTTGCATTTCAGCCTGCTGAGCGCCAATAACAGCCTGTGCGGTCTGTGCGGTGGTCTGCATCTCAATCTGGTCTGTATGAATCGCCTCAATCCGTTCTTGAGCCTCTAAACCCGCCTTTTTAAGTTCTAATTCACGCTCAGTTTGCATTTGAGCCATTTCTAGTTCGTGTTTTTTGTCAGCGCGGTCTTGGAAAAACTCCAAGAACTTAGGCGTTCCTGACATAAGAAACGAAATGAGGGTTGAGAGTAAGGTGAGCATTATTTAATTCCAATCTTTCCAAGTAGTAAATTTACGATCTTGTCGGATAAATCGTTTGGCAAAAACTTAAGAAACCCAAGAAAGTAAAGCGCCACACAACCATAAACAATGATTTTAAGCGCCAAGTCAAAGGTTTTCTGATACTCATTCACCGCCCACACCTTGCGTGTTTACAGAAATCTTGGAATTCATTAATGCCAATTATTAAACCCAAAACTGCAAGTATCAGAATAAAAGCCGCAGCAATAATCTGCATCTGCTCAGCTTCTTTTTCTTTTTTCCTTTTGGCTTCTTCTTTGGCTTTACGAGCTTCGTGGGCATCTTCAACATCCATCAACTGAGCGCGCTCTTTAATCTTATTCCACACGTCCACCTTATTAGCTTGAAAAAAAAGCATCTGTAATTCAGCCTCAAACTTCTTTGCTGAATCTAAGGCCATTTCAATCTGAAGCGCTGTACCCATGTTAGAGCCGCCAGATCGTTTAGCCTCCACCATGGCTTTGGATGCCTGGCTCTTGGCATCAAACATCTTGCCAATCATAGGTGCAAGGCCGCCAATGTCGTTGGCTACCTTACTGGCCTTCTTGACCATGGTGATGGCTTTTTGTAGGCCATCTAATGCGCTCAAAGGGTCGATAATCATTTTCGTTCTATCTTTTTCCATTCAAGGCAATACACCTTGCGGTTAAAAACATCGCCCGTCCATGTCCAACGAACACACCTATATTCTGCCGCTTGTAGTGCAAGTACAAGCACCCAACTCATTTTGTCCAGTAATGCGTTATGTACCCAAGAAGTGTGGAAATCGCAGATACAAACACCATGCCCATCCAAAAGCCGCCACGACCCTTGTTGGCCAACTCAATCAGGGTTTCCAACTGAGCTTCCATCTTGTCAATCTTGGCTTCCATGGACTCAACTTTTTGCCACAAAACGCCATATTTAACCAAATCTATGTCAGACATATTAAGCCTTCTGAATATAGGCAAGTGAATAATATGTCGGCAAGTATGTTCCAACATTGCTTGTAGAAGCCGCTGTAAAGCCACCAGTGTTGCCAACAGCGTAAGTGTTACCCGACCCTACTACAAACGAATCTTGTAGGTTTGGAGTGCCATTTTGACCATTGCAAAGATAGTAACCAGCGGGGATAGAACCAATCGAGCCTGACCACATGATGATGCCGCCAGATGGCACAGCGCTTACAGCCGCAGTCGTGCCAATAATTCCATAAAGGTTGTCGTAAGTCTGAATAACTGTGGTGTTAGCGTCAGTCAAAACAAACTTGTAATTTGATCCCGCAGTCAGCCAAACCTCTTGTGGTGGACGGCCATCAGTACCCAATTGGATGGGGTTGGTGTTGGCCACATTGCCTGTTGAGGTTGTGTAGGTTGACTGAGGCGTTGTAGTGCCTGCGGCATAGGTATAGATAAATCCACCGGCTAAAGGTAAACCAGTAGTGGTGAAGAATTGGAATCCGTTACCAATAGGGGAAAGATTGACTGCCATGTTATTCCTTGTTAGCCATGCCGGTTAATTCGAGTTTATACGGACTGTTTCGTTGATTGATAAGTTCGCGTAAAGCAGTGCCACCAACAGCACCAGGCTTTTGCATATATTCAGGCAACATTCCACCAATTCTTTGCGGTGCTTGCAAAACAGATCGCATTGGGCCTTTTTGCATACCTTGTTCAAAGTATCTGGCTAAAGCGGGATTATTTGCGGCCGCTTGCATTGCTTTTGGAATTGCAAATCCAACAGCCGCACCTTTTGCCGCACCCGACAAATCGCCTTCGTACAAACCATAAAGACCACCCGCAAGAGCCGCTGGCGCGGCCTGTGCAGCCAATCTAGCAACTGTTCCACTATTGGGCGTTTTGTTTTCGAGAATAAGTTTGCCGGCACGAGCAAGATTTGCAAGTTGTGGATCTTCTTGGTAAAGGGCGTTTCTTTTGCTTTTGGTTGCCAAAGAATTGCTCAACAAAGATGGGCTTACATTACCCTCAACATCTCTAGAAACAATGTCCTCGATCTTTTTCATGTTTCCATATTGACGGTTTGTTTCCTTCAATAATTGAACATCTGCTGTGCTTCCAGACTTTTGTGCTGATCGACTAAGAGTCTCCAACAACAACTCTTTCATTTCACCCGCATAGTGAGAGCCAGGCACATTTTGCTTTTCAATATCATTTAGCAAACGCTTGATATTTTTGTACTGAGTGCCATCAATGACACCGCCTGAACTCTCAGCTTTGTTTTCAATGCTTTTAATTGCTTTGTCAATAACTGAAAACTGAGTGTCAGCCAAAGCATTGGATGCCCGATCTTTAATTTCCGCCAAAGAATTTTTTAATTCATCATCAAAATGAATTTTGTTTCTTGATGCCAAATCGTCATAGTTTTGGCCAAGGCGGGTTTTTGCAGCTTGAATTACATCGGGAGTGATTGCCGCAGCATCTTCACCCATAGTTTTAGCAATAGCTTTGTTGTAAGCGGATTTTTGTTGTGCCGCAAAAACTTGTTCTGCATTTGCTGTAAATGGATTGTCATTCAACATGGCTTTGCTTCTTTGCAAGAAACTTGAACCTGTTGCTTGAGCAATGTCTAATGGAACACCCGCATCTCGCAAAGTCTGTACAGCTTTTTCACCAATGTCACCTAGCGACTTTTTGAATGGCTCAGCAAGTGCGCCAGGCGCTCTAGCAAGCGCAGTACCGGCCGCACCACCAACACCACCCGCAAACGCTTGTTCAAGTTTAGAAGTCAAAAACGCTTTGTTTTCATCCGTAACAGGTGTAGTCAATATATTTGACACAGCGCCTTGACCCGCACCTTGTGCAAGACCCATCAAACCTGTAGCACTTCCCATAGGAACAAGTTTATTTACAGGACTGATTACAGCGCCAGCGATTTCACCCGCACCAGTTGTCAATGGTCTAGCTTGTTGATAAGGAGACATTTGCTGTTCAGTTTGACGCACATTTTTTAATGCGTTTTCTGAAATAGCTTGTCCCGCTTCAGGTGCGACTAAACCAACACCTTTACCAACCAATTGTTGTAGACCGCCAAGACCTTTAGAGATGCCACCGCCTACACCCATTCCAAAGGCTTGCAATGCTTCGTAGCTTGGGATTTTTTTAAATGCTTCCTCAATCTGAGCATTGTGTTTTTGTTTAGCAATTTCGTAAGCAGAAAGTTTTTCCGCTGGTTTTGCAACTGTTTCTGGTTGAGTAGTTAGCAACGCTTTACCAAATCCCGCTAAATCAAATTCACCACCTTGAGGTTGATTTTGAGCAACTGGTTGATTAACAACTGCTGTTTTACCGCCCATTTCACGCATCAAAGATTCAATGTCTCTTTGCGCTCTTTGGTCGCCACTAGCCAAGCGTTGTTTGGCTTTTTCCATTTCAACTTGCAAAATGGCCATGCGATCAGACTCGCGTTTTTGCGTCATGGATTCAGGCATTTGACCTTGTGACTGGTCTACTCGTGTAGGCGCTACATTAAGCGCTTGTGCAAATCCTGCCAAGTCAAATTCATTAGCCATTACAAATCTCCATTAACAAGGTTAACGTATTTCTGAATTTTCATGAAAATATTGGCTTTTTGACCAGGCGATACAGCTTTTTTCTTATCAGGAGATAAATCCATTAAATATTGATTCAAAGCCGGCTCACCACCTGATTTGAAAGCATTGTAAGCACCAAGCGCTTGCGGGTCGTATGCCTTAATCATTGCGTTGTCAAAGTCTCGTTTAACTTGAACATCGCCTTTATTTTTAGCAATAGCGTTTTCCAAACCTTGTTGGTAATATTGAGCGTGTTGAATCAATGGCTCTAATTGATCCATAGATTTTGCAATAGCAGTTGGGTTTCTGCCGGCACTTGCCAAAGATTGAGCCGCGCCCTTTAAATCTTCTACAAACTTGCCGCCCAAGGCTTGATTTTTTTGCAAAGCTAAATCAGCAATACTTTTCTCAATAATGTCGCGTGCCGCAGCCGCCATTTCTTCAGGTTTACTGCCGGCAATATTACCAACAATAGATTGCATTTTAGAAATAGCTTCTGAATTAGCACCTGTAGCCGCCAAAGGCAAATACTTACGAACTGTTTGAATGTTCATCAATGCGGGTGCAGCGGCCGCAGCAGAGTCTTTGGCCATAAGGCGTTCAGTTTGCATGGCTTTGACAGTTTCAGCCGATTCACCTGGTCTAAACCGCATAGGCATTGGGACTGGTGCATTTTGTCCAATAACAGGAACACCTTTTTGTCCAACCACAGCACCTTTTTCATTTTTAACATTAACAAGAGGATTGCCGTAAATATCTGTGCCAGAAACTTCTTCCCGTTGGCCAAGAGGTAATTGGTTTGCAAAAGAAGGGCCTGCTTTTTCGCCAGGCACATTGAATGACAACGCAGAACCACCAAAAGTTGGTCTTGTTTCAGCGCCTGTTCCAACCATTTGTGCTGTTGGAAATAATCTTTCAATTTGGCTTTCAGCACTCAAAGCGCCTGTAAAGTCTCGCGCAATCCAAGTCTTTAATTGGTTGGTGTCGTTTGTCTGAGGGATTCTCTCAATTGCTTGATTGACCGCTTTTTCATCGCCACCCATGTTGCCAATGGTTTTTTTGTAGTGGTCAATCACATCGTTGCGAGTCAATTTATCTTCTTGCAATAACTTGACTGATTCACGCTTTACATTGTCCAAATGCTTACGAGCATTTTCCAACTTAGCGCTGTTAGCCGCAGTTTGAGCAGTCTCAGTTTGCGCTTGTTGTTCAGCAATTCGTGTAGGCGCTGTTTCTTCAGATACGCGAGTCTCTGCTGCTGCTTTACGCAGTGTCAAAGGATTCATCTGCTGTGCTTGTTGGTATTGTTGAACACCAGAAGCAAGATTCATCATCTCCGCCAAAGACATTTGGCGAGGCATAGCATTGGAGTAACCTGTAAAAAACTCAGCCATTATGGGCCTCCAAAGATAGAGAAGTACGGATTAATTGCTGTGTCAGCGTTGCTAACACCGCTTGATTGACCTAACAAACTTGCCAAGAATCCCGCATTTCCAAGATTAGAAATTGTGTTTGAAGTGTTCTGTGCTTTACCAATTGTGGCAGCCGCCTGAGCCGCAGCCAAACCAGTGTTCAAATTAGTCACATTTTGACCATAAGATGTACCCGCACCAATACCTTGTTGGTTAGCAGTAGAGCCTAAGCCTGCAATTCCTGACAATGTATTAGCAATGTTGTTGCGCTGTGAGTTGTAATTTTGGAAAGCGTTTTGGTATGCGTTGCCGGCATAGTTTTGCGTATATTGATTTAGACCTTGCAAAGTGTTGCCTGACAAAGCACCACCGCCCACATTGGCCGCGCGTTGGTTGGCCATCTGACCTTGACCAAGCATGAACTGATAGTTGGGGGCAAGTTGAGCATTTAGATCATTAGCGTCAAATTGATGCGTAAAGTAAGGCAACTGCTGATTGATCTGAGAGAGTCCAGCTTGACCGGCTTGTTGGTAAGGCGCAATGCTTTCCATGTTCTTGCCGTAAATGTCGCCAAGAGTACCTAAAGACTTTTGTGCCGCAGCGCTTTGGATGCCTTGAGCGCTGTTAATTGCGCTGTTGGCATTGATGCCGCCAATAGCACCTAATAAACCGCTTCCCAAAGAAGCAATTTGTGATGGTGAAAGTCCTGAAAGTAAATCGCTCATTTTTGAGCCTCCTGTTGAAGCTGGCGCAGTAACGCCTGTGTTAATCGCATTTAAACCTGATCCAAGGCTACCGGCAAGGCTTGCCCCTGTGTTGACACCGGTAGCGCCTAAAACACCGCCACCGGCCGCTAAAGCCGTTAAGCCTTGACCACCACCCATGTCTGCCAAGTTTGCAGATGTTGGGGCAATAATTCCTTGACCACCACCCATTGCATCGACATTAGGGTTTGTGCTAGGTTGAATACCCTGAGCGCCACCCATCGGTGATGGAATTTGATAATTAGTTGCTTGTGGCACATTGGTGTTTAAAGCCGCTAAATTTTGACCCAAATTGCCTGCAACAGTTTCTGGCTGTGCAATTCCCAAAGGTGGCAATGAATTGTTTGCCGTAGGAATAAATCCTTGAGCGCCACCCATGTCGGGCAGATTTCCCGCAGTCGGTGGAGTAATGCCTTGAGCGCCACCCATTTCTGTCAAATTGGGGTTTGTAGGCGCTAATGAATAAGGCGATACTTTATATTGGTCAAAGCTAGGTGGCAATGGCTCTTGCGTAGTGCTTGGGCCAATGTTGGCAATATCAGCCAATGGCGTTTGAGTTGTAGCGGCAGGCGCTGCGGCCACATCCGTTGGCACAACAGGCGCAGTTGTTGCTTTGTATTGCTCTAAATTATCCTGAAGCCGTTTAATAGCCTCTTGCGAGCCAACTTCTGTTGGTGGATTTTGCTGTAAATACGGATTTAACTCAGGTATGTTTTCAGGCGCAATAGGTGATGGGCCAACATTAGCAATCTCTGCCAAAGTTTGTGGAGGTAGCTTGTATTTGGCTAACTCATCTTGCAATTGTTGCGCGGCAGTTTGTGCCGCAGTTTCAGTTGGAACAGTTGCAATGTTTGCCAAAGATGTTTGGTCAGCAAGCGGTGCGGGTGGTGGTGGTGCAGTAGCCGCCACATCAGCCAAAGTTGTTTGAGGCTGAACAGGCGGTGCAATATTGGCAACATCCGCCAAAGTTGTTGGTTTAACAGGCTCTGGTGCAACTTGAGGTTGTGGTGCAACTTCAGGCTGAGGCGCAACTTGTTCAGGGATAACTTGCTGTGGCGCTTGCGGTGCAACTTCAGGCGCTACAGGTTGAGGTGTTACAGGTGGTTCTACAGGCGGAACAATAGGCTCAGTCGGTTGAATTTGAGCAATAGCCTGTTTAGTTTGTTCAGGTGTTATGTACTGCTGTAGGCTCTCAGAAAGCGCTTCAGGCGTTGGAGGTGGGCCAACTGTAGGCTGTGCAACAGCTTGAGCGATCTGAGGGGCAACTTCAGGCGTTGTCGCGGCAACTGAACTCAGTATTGGTGAGGGTGTTTTGGCAAGGTATTGGTCAAAACTAGATGGCAATTCAGGCGCAGTAGGTGCAGGGCCAACTTCAGGCGCATTTAAAGCACCCATCACTTGTTGACCGGCATAGCCTAAAGCCGCGCTTTTAATAACATCTTTAAGAGTGCCACCTTGCAAAGCCGTTGATGCACCTGAAATCAATGGTGCAAACTCAGGAAAAGCCACGCTCAAAGCAACTGTGGCCAATTGTCCTAAATTACCAATGTCGCTAGAAGAAGCGCCTTTTGTGTAAAACTGAGGATTGCCTTGCGCGTCAAATTTAACGCCATACCCAGTGTTACCCGCACCCGCAAATGTGCCACCAAAGAAGTCGCCAGTTTGACGCTCACTGTAAGTGTTGGGAACGACTTGGCCAGTTAATTTATTGCCAAATTGTTCACCAGTTTTAACTTGGACTTGCTCAACTTGTTTGGGGTCAACGACTTGTTTGCCTGGCATCGGATTGCCATAGTCATCCACACCACCCGCGCCTTGGGCCATGATGTAGGTGTTGCCATCTTCATCAACATTGACTGGTTGGCCCTTGTACTGTGCCTGAGTCTCGTACTGAGGAATCTTGCCAAACTGATTAATGTCTGTGATGCCAATACCGGCCAAAATCTTGGCCATGTCTGCCGCATTTGCTTGGGCAGAGCCATATCCCTGACCACTCCAACCAGTTGTGCCGCCAGCAAGGATTTGCTGAACCAATCTATCTTGTGCAGATTGTGCGGGGACTTGAGGTGTTGCTTGAGGAACAACTTGGGGAGGTGCTTGAGGCGCGGCTTGTGGCGCAGATTGGGCAACTTGAGGAAAACTTTGCTGTGCAATTTGTGGGAAAGTAGGCGCTAAAAACACAGGCTCACTCATGGGCGCGGCCATTGTGGGCATGGAATACACCGATGGGAACATATCAAGTCCACCATCTTCAAGACTTAAGGCGTATTCTTCGGGATTAAATCGCATTACAAATCCTTAAACATTGTAATAAGGGACTTTAAAGGGTTTGCCATTTACAGTCACATTGATGAAGCCAACAGGATTTGCAGGCAAAGTTCCAGACCCAGAGGTCGCCGTTGCGCTACTACTGAAGTTTACCAAATTTAAGAAGAATTGTTGCCATGCGCGTGTAGGTCTTTTTGTCGCAGGCTCTAAAAATTCAGACTGTGGATAAGGATTAATCTGCTGTGAGGAGGAAATTCCTGAAGTAGCCATTAATTCTCTCCCTGACTAGCTTTTAGGTTAGCCGAAACAATCACCGCGTTTACTGGATCGCTGATTGCCACTTCGTAAATTCTGTCACGAGCCGTACCCAAACGCCTCCAAATTGCACGATTGCGATACTTTCCAAGTTGACCAATGCTTACCCAATACTCGCGTGACCAAGTTGAACCACCATCATTTGACCACCGAAGCATCGCTTGAGGGTTGGTTGTGGTTGGTGAATTCTGAGTAATCTTGTCGCCAAGAATGTAAATGGCATCAGGGCCAATCGTGAAAGTTGCATTGGCAGCGATGTAGTAAGTCGCACCAATGTAAATCTGATTATTAAAGTAAACCTGAGTGGATAGACCCGTAGTCCCAACACCAGGCTGAAACTGAATCTGCAACTCATCAAAATACTGTCTTTGTAGATCAGTCACCAAATGCGGTGCGCGTCTTAATCTGCGGATTGTTTGGCCATCATCCGTAAA